GTCACGCCGTCGACCGTCATAGAAACGCCGTCGACTTGCATGAAGCCCCCACGGGTCCGCGTCACCGCCAGTATGCTATATACTGCCTTGATAGGTGCGCTCAGTGGCGAGCGTAGCGGTGCGCGGAGTTGTGACATGAGGACTAATCGTGTGAGAAATAATGATTAAGGTAGCGTCACTGTAATATCAGTGTCGCCAGTCGCCCGGGCCGCACGGAACCGGACCTTGCAGGTATCGATATCGAGCACCACCACGCGGGGAGTGCGAAGCACGAGAATACCACCCTTCTCAGTAGTGAGCGGGATATAATCCTCCGCACCATCAGATGAGGCCTCGATGGTGACCTCAGCCTCGCCAAAGTCACCGGAGATGAAGATGCTACTCTCTCCGCCCACGTAGTCGTGGACATCGGAGAGCGGCACGGCACTGGTGAGGTTGTAGGTCGCCATAAGTGGTTACCCTTCCTTTTTAGCGGGAGCCTTCTTAGCGGCTTCCACTTCGGCGGAGGTCGCATAGACAGCGCGGCCCGAGTTGCAAAGTTCCTGAGCCGCAGAGGCCCCGGCATTGACGATAGATCCACGCTTGAGAAATGCGCCCTTAGGCCCAAAGCAATCTGCAAGGATGCGAATGTGATGTTTCTTTTCTGCCATGATCGGTAAAAATTTGAATTAAAAATCAGTTGATAAAGTTAAACCAAAGAGCGGAGCCCCAGGAGCCCCGGCGGCTCCGCTCAGTTTAAGCATTCCGCTCAGTATGCTACGCGGTGAGCGCGTCTTGCATCGCGGCCCATTTTGCCGGATCGTTGACCACGCCGTCGTGGTAAACTGCGCAGTGGATACGGTTCATGCCCGTCGCCGCCTGCGTGAATGGATCGATCAGGAACTCAAGGCCGGACCATTGGCCGAGGCTCAAGCCGGAACCATCACCAGCAAGGATTGCAGAGCACACACCAGAGGCAGAGCCCTTATCGAGATCACTTGGCACCACGTTGGAGATCAAGTAATCACGGCCCGCAAGCTTGGTCGCACTCTCGGAAAGGATCTTGACCGAATCAACCGCATCGCCGTTACCGTCGACCGCCTTAGGCGCTGTCATGAGGTAGCTCTGAACCGCAGTATTGATCAGGTATTTGATCATGTCCGGATCGACATTGGCATCCGTCAGCGCACCTGCGAGATTCACGATGTCGGCATATGTTGGCAGGGCACCATTGGTGCCACCCACCACTGCGCCAATGCCGGAAGTGGCAAGGATGGTGGCAATGTAAACCTTCTCCATCTTGACGCGCATTTCGCTCAAGATGTGGTTCGAGATACGGCGCTCCAGGTTGCGCTCGTTGCTCTGGATAAAGAGCTGTTTGCTCACATCGGCATACGTCGGCAGGCGGGTCGGCGTGAGATTGTGAGGCACAAAGGTGATTGTGTGCTCATCGGCAGCGGCATTTTCCGCCTTTTCAGTCGGTGCTGTGCCGCGCACGATACGGTTGATCTGCAGATTGCCCACCAAGCCGGTGTTGATATCCACATTACCCATACGGGAGAACACCAGGCGCTCAAAGAGAGCATCCAACAGGGAGCCGACACCAGTTTGCACAAGGTTACCACCCGCTGCACCACTCGCAGTCACAGAATGATCGCGGCGCTCCATACCTGTAGAGAGTGCCACAGAGCCGACCATGATCGCATTCGACTGAATCTCGATCCCAGCTTGGCGCGCCTCGTTTGCACCCTCTTGGGTAAACTCAGCCTCAGCGCCATCAAGTGCGCGGCCTTCGTAAGCGAGGCGCAGCGCACGGCCCAGGTTAAAGCTGGCGATTTCGCGCTGCTCGCCACGATACCGCCCGCCGCTTACGTGCGGGTGCAGGTGGCCGGTATCGGTATCGCGCGCGCGCTGCTCAAGCTGCGCCTGCTTATTGCGCCGATCCACTTCGCGCTGTTTGATATCGACCTTACCATCGATCGCAGTGAGCTCTTTTTCGAGGTTCTCAACCTTCGACCTTTGCTCATCGCTCAGCTCGCCGGTATCCTTGCCCTCAGCATCTTTGCTGGATGGGTTGTCGTGGATGGAGTTGATCTCGTCGAGCACCTTACCACGGCGCTCGACCAGCTGGGAGAGCGTCATCGCGGCAAGCGCCGGAAAGAGCACACCACCATCGGCAGACATGATAAGAGATGGATCCGTGGACTCGGCTCCGAAATAGCCCACCAGCGCACAAGCGAGGAGGGCGAAAGCGAACGCGCCGAAAAACGCGCTCAGCAGCTTACGTGTATTATGATTTTTCATACAGTTTTTGTCTTTTACTTTTTGGTTTCGATGCGCCGGGCACGAAGTCGCCGCCGAAGCTCTGACTGGCTCGGCGCAGGCGCGTTTTTCTTATCTGCCCCACCGGGGGCGGAAATCTTTTGAGCAGGCTTATGCGCCTTGCAGTAGTCCTCATGGCTACGTTTCGCGATGCTGGTATCCTCGTATTGCGGAAAAGTCACCACGCTGACCTCGATCAGCTCGACATCCTCCAGGATGCGGACATCTTTATCTTTCTCGCCGCCATCGATCCAGCGCTCTTCACGGGCGCGAAAGCCGAAGCTCATGCCGTCGATGTTTCCGGCTTCGATGTTTGCCACCAGGTCGCGACCCGCCGAAGTGGCAGGCAGGTCGATCTCGACACGCAGGCCAATCGCATCTTCCTCCAGGCGAAGCGTCCCGGGAGAGCGCCGTCCGAGCACACCGGCAACCGCCGTATTGTGATCGCAGAGCGCCCGCACATCGTCACCATCGGTCAGAGACTTGGCAAAAGCACCGGGAGCCACCTCCTCCTCAAACCAGAGAAAGGAAGTGCGCTTATTAAAAACAGCTGCATAGCCGATCAATGTCGGCATAGCGCCCTCAGCACCCGCGCGGATCTCCACCTTGGAGCCCTTAATCAGGGCACGGTGCTCGATTTGCCCGGCTGGGCTTTGCTTAGGAATGTCCGCCCAGGCAGATTTTATCGGCTTCTTACTCATCTTCAGAATCGCCGCCCGCATCCGGCAGCGGCTGGTTCGGGTTTGCGTTGGCATCCGTCATATTGAGCGGCTGCAGGTAGATATCACCGGCATCGCCGATGCTGTTTAAATTTTCCATGCGGCGGATCTCGTTGACCGACAGCCAGCCGCCATTGCGCCCGATATTATAGGCCTCGTATCGAGCCTTCAGGTCACCACGGAGGAGGCCTGAGAGGTTAAACTCAAAGTAGTATTCGCCGCGCTCCTGAGGGGTGAGCAGCTTCATATTTAGCTCCTGCTCCCATGTTACGCAGATAGGACGGAGCGTATCCGTGACAAACGATATGTTTTCCTGCTCTACATTAGCCCGAGGCTGATTGCCAATGATGCCCACTTTATGCCCCGGCAAGCGGAAGACCCGAGCGATCTGCTTATCTTGCCGATCCCGCGTCTCATCCAGCTGAGCATCGCGGTTCGCCGTGCGCCCCTCACGATATTTCAAATCTTGCTCCAGCACTTTGACGCGATACGAGTTGCCGCCGCTCTGCGAAAATTGACTAGCCAAGCGGTTGATCGCCTCTGGCGTGAGCTTAGCCGGAGTCTCGACAAAACCGCCCGGAAAGGAGCCATTTTTAAAAAATGCCGCCAAATTAAGATCGAGCGCCGCCGCTAGGCCGATCACATTGCGCACTGTATGCACGAGATCAGGTGAGCACACACCGTTAAACGTGGTGCCACGCAGGTGAATGACCTGCGATGAATGCAGCCACTCCCCTGCCACCTTATACTGCAGCTGACCACCCACGCGCCGAGGCTCTACCTCGTTATATGGAAACACTGTGAGCGAGACAACCTCGCCAAAGCCATTGCGCCGAATCACCGCATAGGCACCGTTATGCAGGCTCAGATTTGCCTGCATAGCCTTGCGGAAGTCGCAACTGGTCATCTCCTCATTCGGAGAATCATGCAGCAGCGTAAAGAGCGGATGATCATACGCCAGCTCACGATCTCTCGAGCCAGCACCCGAGGTGCGCCGATAAAGATTGAGCGGAATCGAGCCGATGGACTGCGCCAAAACATCGACGCAGGCATAGACTGTAGCAATACCCATCGCCGTCGACTCATTGACAGGGATGCCCGAAGTGGACGAAGCGCCCCAGAGCATCCAATTTGTGAAGGCCTGGTCGACCGACATCGCCGAAGCATCCGGAACCGCCCCCATTTTAGAGGAAATCGGAGCCCCCACAGAACCCCGCAGCTCGACAATACCCGAGTGCCCCCAATCGCCGTAGCGTTGAAGAGTCGGAGCGAGCTGTAATCCATCAGGCATACAGCCATGCTGACAGGTCGCTTTTTCAGGTAAATACGTCGAAAGTTTCCGTTTGTTTACGTGAGTTTATGCGAGTTTACAAGCCATGCAACCCCCCCCCTGCAAATCAGCCACGCAACCACCGCAGATCATTTCTCAACAAAGTTTCCCCCGTAGTGCGAATCACACTACCATTACACACAAGCTCCACCTGATCCGAGCGCCCATGCAGCGCCCTGCGCTTCTGCCAATGCAGCTCGACCAACTGCCCCGACTTTACCGAATACGTAACCCCAGAGCGCAACACTAGGCCCTTAGCATCCTGCAAAGCACGCTGCCGGGCGTCCTCAGCAGTCTCATACCCGCGTGTCACTCGCCCACCCTTCCGGCATTGCTCCAGTGTAAAGCCCCGCTTATTCTTCTTTCGCTTTTTCCAAGTCATTATTATTTCTCATGGTCGCAAGATTCGGATATAACGTGGTT